TCAGATTGGGCAGTCAGCCACCACCCAGGGGACACCCGGCAAGCTCGGCGGCGACGAGGCGCAATCTGAAGTGCGCTCCGATATTCGTGATGACGACGCTGCCCAGATCTCCGAGACCCTGAACCGCGACCTGGTGCGCCCGTTCATCGACCTGAACTTCGGGCCCCAGGAGAACTATCCGGAGTTGATCCTGCGGGCGGTTGAGAATGAAGACCTGACAGTGCTGACCACCGCCCTGGAAAAACTGGTGCCGCTTGGCCTGCGGGTGGAGCAGTCGGTGGTACGCGACAAGCTCGGCCTGCCAGATCCGGCAAAAGATGCAGAGGTATTGCATGCTCCTCAACAGGCGGAACCGCCGCTGGTCCCCGGTCAGGCTGAAAAGCAACCGGTGGCCAGCGCCGCCAACCGGGTTGAGGCGTCGGAGGCGACTATCGAAACCTCGTTGTACGATTGGATGAAAACCGCCTCTGCCGATCCGGCTGAGGAAATCATCCTGGCGGCAGAGGCTATGCTTGTGACATCTACCAGCCTGGCACAGTATCGCGAGCAGCTGATCGATCTTCTGGCCGCCACCGATCCGGAACGGCTTGGGGAAGAGATGGCGCGGCTCGATCTTCTGTCGAATCTTGCCGGTCGGCTGGAGGCGAAGGAATAATGAACGATGCCGAATTCGCGCGCATATTCAACCTGCCGTTTGCCGAAGCGATCGCCTTCTTCCGCGACAAGCTGAATCTTCCGACCAAGGCCTATGACGATTTGGTCGGGGCAGCCCATAACAAGGCCTTTGTCAGCGCTGGGGCCTATCAGGCAGATCTGCTCAACGAATTGCGAATGATGGTTGACCAGGCCATTGCCGGGGGCATGGATATCCTCGAGTTTCGCCGGCAGTTTCGGCCGCTGGTTCAGCGCTACGGCTGGCAGTTGAAAGGCGGCGGCTCGGCCTGGAGGAGCGACCTGATCTGGCGGACCAATATCACCACGGCCTATCAGGCCGGACGCTGGCAACAATTTGAGGACGGTGGCATCGACTATCTGAAGTACGTCCACAACGACGGGGTTATGCACCCTCGCCCAAACCATGTGGCGATGGACGGCACGGTACTGCCTCGAACCGATCCGTTCTGGGCAAAGAACTATCCGCCCAACGGCTGGGGTTGCAAGTGCCGGGCGGTTGCCGCCACTGCTGGAGAGATCGAGAACGCCGGGGACAGGCCGAAAGGATGGGAGACTCTGGCCGATAGCGGCTGGGATTACAACGTCGGCGCCCAGGGGAGCGATGACCTGGCTGCGAGCATGCGGGAGAAAATGGCCAAGCTGCCCGAAGATATCGCCGCGGTATGGCAGCAGCAGCTGACACAGAAAGGGCTGGACGGATGGATCTCTCAATAGCTCTGGACGACAGGGAGGTGCAAGAACTCCTGACACGGGAGGCAGCCAAGGTCGGCAACATGAAGCCGGTGATGACCAGGATCGGCGCTTTCTATGAACGGCGGGTGCTGGAGAATTTCCAGAACGAATCTGCTCCTGACGGCACTGCCTGGAAGCCGCTGGCCCAGGACACCATGATGATGGGTCTGGCAAAAAAGAAAGGATGGAACAAGGACGGCGGATTATCGGCCAGGGGCAAACGGTATATCAAGGGCAAGCGCATCCTGCGGGAGAGCGGTGATCTGGAAGGGTCGATACATTTCCAAGCTGATGCGAACAGTTTGACCATCGGCAGCTCCGGCTCGATTCTCTACGCGGCCATCCAGCAACTCGGCGGAAAGGCAGGACGCGGCCGCAAGGTTACCATCCCCGCTAGAGAGTATCTGGCCATGAATAGCGGCGACGGTTTCGACCTTGCCGATCAGGACCGGAACTGGATCATGGACCTGCTGAGAGATGAAATGGCGAGCTGGGAATGAAAACGCTCAAAATGGCCCTTAGATCGATCTTTCGGGTCGTGCGCCTGGAAGGTCGGGCGCATGGGCGTCCGTTCAATACAGGAAAAATTAAACGTAGTTTAAATAAGGTTTCGGAGTGAGGGCATGAAACGAAACGCGGCAGCGATCAACACCATGGAAATACCCCTGGCAAACGGCGACATGCCGGAGTGGGTCGAACTCATTCCGGCTGGGGCTGTGATCGGCAGGGACGGTCGGTCATGGAACAACTCCAGTCCGGAATCGATCCTCGAGTATTTCGTGGCGCTGGCCCGCGAACTGCCGATCGACATCGAGCACAGCACCGAGCTGAAGGCACCAAAGGGCGAGCCCGCCCCGGCCATAGGCTGGGTGATGGAACTGCAGGAACGAAACGGGGCGATCTGGGGCAGGGCCGAATGGAACGCCACCGGTAAACAGCTGATCGGTGAACGGGCCTATCGCTATCTGAGCCCGGTGATCATTTATCAACCGAGCAGCGGCACTATAGTCGGCTTGACTTCGGTCGGCATTACAAATCAGCCGAACCTGAAGCTGCCGGCACTTAATCATGAACAAGGGGCCGATGCCCCAGAGGAGATCACGATGCTAAAGGCAATACTGGCGGCCCTGGCGCTGCCTGAGAACACCACCGAAACGGAGGCCGTGAGCAAGATCGCCAGCCTGCGCAGCGAGCTGACAACCGCCATGAATCGGGCAGAAAATCCGAGCCTGGAAAAATTCGTGCCGCGTGCCGACTTTGACGCGGCGCTGGCCAAGGCGACCAATGCCGAGCAACAGCTCAAACAGATCAAGATCGAGCAGCTCGAGACAGCCGTCAACACGGCTATCAGCCAGGCCCTAAAGGAAGGCAAGATCACCCCTGCCACCGCCGAGTATCACCGTGCCCAGTGCCGGCAGGAAGGCGGGTTGGAGAGGTTTACCGCCTATTGCGCGGCTGCTCCGAGTATTGGCGATGCCAGCGATCTGGGCAAGAAGGATGTTGAAGAGCAAACCAAGGCGATGAACGCCGAACAACAGCAGGTCGCCGCGATGTTCGGTAACTCGGCAGAGGATCTCGCTAAGTACGGCAAATAGGCCGACCGGCTCGTCTGCAGATTGAACTATTACACCACAACCAGGAGGCAATAATGTCTGACAGAATGACGGAAAGAAAAGACGGGGATCTTCTTTCCCTGCTGGTGGCGGCATCCACCACGATCGAAGGCGGCAAAATGATTGCCCGCGATGCTAACGGATACACGGTCGAGGCCGCTGATGCGGCAGGACTCAGGGTGGTAGGCGTGTCCGATGAACGGGTGGACAATTCAGCCGGGGCAGATGGCGCGAAACGGGTCAGGGGGTACGCCGGCAAGATATTTAAGCTCAAAAACTCGGCGACAAATGCGGTGGACGTGGCGGACGCCGGCTCGCTGGTCTTTGTTGAGGATGATGAAACCGTTGCCGATGCGGCCGGTACCAACGGCGTCGTTGCCGGCCGCTGTGTCGAGGTGGGCTCGGATGGTGTCTGGGTAGAGATCCCGGCGGGCATGCCCCAGGTGGCAACTCAGGCTGCTTCCACTGCTGCCGATGTGGCTACGATCAAGACCGATTTCAACGCCTTGTTGACAAAGCTGAAGGCGGCCGGCCTCATGTTCAACGCCTAAAGTCCTGTCGGGGCGCAAAGGTAAGATGAGGACACAGATCACCAAGAATGGATCATAAGGAGAAAAGATCATGATAGTAAATTCTGCAACATTGGCGGCAGTTTTCGTCAATTTGAAAACGACCTTCAATAAGGCGTTCGAGGCCGCCCCCAGTTTCTGGGAAAAAGTGGCGATGCTTGTGCCGTCGACTGCGGCCCAGAACGATTATAAATGGCTGTCAAACTTTCCCAGGATGCGCAAGTGGATTGGTGAAAAGTCGATCAAGGCGCTGGCCGCATTCGGCTATACGATCGTCAACGACGATTTCGAGGCGACTGTCGAGGTAGATCGCAACGATTTCGAGGATGACAACCTCGGGATCTATGCTCCGCAAGCCCAGATGGCTGGATTCTCCTCAAAGCAATTGCCCGATGAGATTGTCGCCGACCTGATCAACGGAGTCTTCACCAATCTGTGTTTCGACGGCCAGTATATGTGCGACACCGATCATGTGGTGGCCGGGGCATCTGTCTCCAATAAGGGTGTAGTGGTACTGAGCGCGGCGACCCAAGCGCTGGCGATCGCCTCACTCGGTGTGGCACGCACGGCAATGAAAAAATTCAAGGACGATGAAGGCCGTCCATTGAACATCACCCCGAATATCCTGCTTGTGCCTCCGGCCTTGGAGGACATCGCCAATATCCTGGCGAATAACGAGAAGCTCGATGACGGCAAGCCCAATCCTTACAAGGGCACCATCACCGTGGTCTGCGACGCGAGATTGACTAGCGACACGGCCTGGTTCCTTCTCGATACTACCAAACCGGTAAGGCCGTTCATTTATCAGGAGCGGAAGAAGCCAGTGTTTGTCCAACAAGTCGATCCTCAGGCTGATGATGTCTTCATGCGCAAAAAATTCAAGTTCGGCGCTGAGGCTCGGGGCGCTGGCGGCTATGGCTTCTGGCAGCTGATCTACGGATCGACCGGTGGCGGGTGATAACCGGCAGTAATGATACTGGGGGCGGCAGACT